AAGGCGCTCCACGCCGATCCCGAGTTCAAGGCGAAGCACGCCGTCGCTGCCCGCGAGCGCATGAAGGCGCTCAACGCCGATCCCGAGATCAAGGCGAAGCACGCCGTCGCCGCGCGCGCCCGCATGAAGGCGCTCCACGCCGATCCCGAGTTCAAGGCGAAGGTGTATGCCGGCAAGTGGCATTGCCCGCCGGAACTCAAGCCGCTGTACACCAAAATCCGCGCGGTGCTGGGCGCCGCCGAGGCCCGCGCCGAAGTCGAGCGCATCGTCGCGGCCGAAGGCACGTCCCGGGGGGCGGGCGAGCGCGCTGGCATCGTGCCGGCGGCGCTCGCCCTGTCCGGCGGGGTGGGGCCATGATCGCCCGCGCCGGCATCGTGAAATCTGCTGCCTCCTTCCATGGCGGCGATGGTGCGGCGGGGCAGGGAGAACTTTCATTCTCTTCGATCGACCGTGCATTCGGCGACCGCCTGCGATCCGCGCTGCGCCGCCGTTTTTTCCCGAACACGGCGCTCCAGCCGAAGCAGTTGGCGCACGCGATCGGCACCACGGACCGGGCGGTCCACAAGATCCTGGCGGGCGACAATGACGGGCGGGGAACGACCGTCGCGGCGATGGTCGAGTTCTTCGTCAACCAGGGCGACGTGGCGCTGCTGCACGAAATCTACGCCATCCCGCCGCTGGTCTTCCTGCGCGAGCACCGCAACGCCATGCAGCGCGTGCGCCGCCAGGTCAAGGAACTGAAGCGCTGGCTCGATGCCGGCGAGAGGGAGGTCGCGTGACGGACGGCACCAAGGAAAACGAAGGCCGAAAGCTGTCTCGAAACGAGACGCACGACCTCAGCATGATCATCAAGGACCGCACGAAGGTGCTGAAGGCCCACGCCGACGAACAGGCCGCGGCCTGCCTGGCCGACTTCGAGAAGAAGCTGGCGGCCGAGTACGCCTGGGATCACGACGAAATCTGGAAGCAAGCCACGGATGAAGCGCACAAGGTCATCCGCGAGATGCAGGACAAGATCGCTGCGCGCTGTGTCGAACTCGGCATTCCGAAGACCTTCGCGCCGTCTATCGGCATGACGTGGTCTGGCCGCGGCGAGAACGCATCCCGGCAGCGGCGCGACGAGCTGCGACGGGTGGCGAAGTCCTCAATCGAGGCGATGAAGACGGCCGCCATCACCAAGATCGAAAAGCAGGGCCTTAATCTGCGCACGCAGGTTGTTGCGATGGGCCTCTACTCGAACGACGCCAAGCAATTCCTCGAAAGCCTCGCGCCGGTGGACGATGCCATGCGCTCGCTCGATTTCGGCGAGATCGAGCAACGTCTGGAGAAGGAACAGAAGCTGCGGCTGGAAGATCGCCGGCGCATCTATGGCGTGGACCTTTAGGCATGACACCGCGCCGCATCGGCCATGCCTCCCCGCAATCCGAAACGGGGGCGACGGTTCCCGGTTCCACCAGCGAGGCGCACCTGATCTGCGACCGCTGCGGCGACCGCGAGCGGATCACCGACCGGACGCGGTTCGCGCACTGCCCGGTCTGCGACGCGCCGCGCTTCAGCCGCGACGCGCAGGGGCGTGACCTGGTCAGTTTTTCCCGCATCGACGACATCACGACATGGGGGCAGGCAGCATGAGCGCGACGCAGACGGACAAGCTCTACGACTTCCTGGCCGGCATCGCCCGGCGCGGCGCGCCGATGCCGCGCGACACCGCGACCGCCGACGCGGTCGGCTGCACCATGGGCGGCGTCTCGATGTGCATGACGATCCTGAAGCGGACCAACAGGATCACCGTCGAGAGCGAGGGATCGGGCACCAGCTCGCGCCGCCGCGTCTTCGTCGCCGGCTTCTGGTCGGACTGGACCAGCCCGAACGCCGCGACCGGCAAGTACGACGCCTGCGCCATGCCGGCGATCCTGCCCGAGCATGACGAGCGGATGCGCGGCGTCCGGTTCGAGGACGTGAAGCTGCGCCGCCATCTCGTGCCGCCGCGCTATTTCCACCGCGAGACCTTCTCCGGCGCGCCGTCCAGCCTCGGCTTCGCCGCCACCTAGGCGGCCGACCTTCGTCCGCGGGCGCGCGCGCGGACCCCCTGACGGGCAAACCTGGACGCACCGGGCAAGCCTCCGCTTCAGAAGCGGGGAGCCTGCTTTGATCGCCGACCTCTGCCTCGTCCTCCTGCTCGACAGCAGCGGCAGCGTTGACCACGCTGAATGGAAGCTGCAGGCCGAGGCCACCGCCGAGGCCCTGGCCGCGCCCGACATCGTGGCGCGCATCGTGGCCGGCCCGAACCGCCGCGTCGCCGTGTTCGTCGCGGAGTGGGCGACCGCGACCGCCGTCATCGCGCCCTGGACGGACATCGCCGGCCAGGCCGACGCCGCCGCCCTGGCGGCGCGGCTGGTCCAGCACCGGCGCCAGTTCGACCACAGCACCGCCGCGGGCGACGCGCTGCTCGCAGCGGGCGACGCGCTCGACCAGGCGCCGGCCTGCCTGCGCCGCGTCGTCGACATCAGCTCGGACGGCACCTCGAACACCGGCGCGGACCCCGCCGAGGCCGCCGCGGCGCTGCAGGCCCGGGGCATCGAGGTCAACGCGCTGGCGATCGAGGGCGATCCCGGCGTGCTCGACTACTGGCGCGCCACCGTGCCCGGCTTCGTGCTGTCGGCGACCTGGGACAGCTACGCCCAGGCGATCAGGGCCAAGCTCGCGCTGGAGATCGCCGGCCTGCCGGTTCGCCGCGAGTACCCCGCCGCCGCGCCAGGAACGCGCTACGTCGCGCTGGAGCGCATCGGGGGCAGCGGAGCCTGGATCGCGGCGCCGCGCATCCCGGGCGATCCTGGAGGCTCCAGCGACGTGCCGGTCGAGTTCGTCCTGGCGCTGCTCGCCGGCGGCATCGGGTTCCTGGCGGGGAGGGCGACGCGATGATCGCCGCCACCCGTGCCGAGCTGCTGCGCTTGCTCGACCTGGCGGAGGGGCGGGCATTCAACCAGCGCGTGGCCGAAGAGGAAGTCGAGATGTGGGTCGACGGCCTGCGCGGCGAGCCCGACAACGACGCCCGGCCGCAGTCCTTCCGGTCCGGCGCCACCCTCGGTCGCGTCCGCCGCGCGATCATCCGCCGCGAGTGCGGCCCTCAGCCCGACATGGGGGCTTTGCCGCGATGACCGACCAGAACCTTCCCGCGCCCCTCGTCCCGGCCGAGGTCGACCTGCGCGACTTCGACTACATGCCGCTCTACGGCGAGCGCATGTTCGGGTCCGACACCTGGGCGATGTGCGACGCGGACGAGAAGATCGCCGCCCTGCATCTCTGGTGGTCGAGCTGGAAAGAGGAGCCCGCCGGCAGCCTGACCGACAACGATCGCGTGCTCGCGAAGGCCGCGGGCTATGGCGTCGCCGTCAAAGAATTCCTGAAGGCGAAAGCGAACGCCATGCGGGGCTGGATCAAGTGCTCCGATGGCCGCCTCTACCACCCCGTCGTCGCCTCTATCGCCTTGGAAGTATGGGAAACCAAGAAGAAAAAGCACAACGAGAACGCCGCCGACCGCGAGCGGAAAAGGCTCAAACGCCTCGGCTTGTCCGGCCGGACGTCCGGCGGACACGACGACAATTCCGGCGGAGCGTCCGGGGGAATTCCGGCGGAAATCGCTCTTAAGGGAAGGGAAGAGATATACCCCCTTACCCCCGCCGGGGGCGGGGGACCGGATTTGAAATCCGACGGACCCGAAGACGACGACGCCCAGCCGCGCTACCGCGCCCCGCCCAAGCCGGACGAGCCGAAGCCGGAGCGGCCGAGCCGCGCGAACGGGGGCAGCCCGAGGCAGCAGGCGCGGCAGGCGGCGGAGCAGGCCGAAGCTGCGGAGATGGCCGAGCGCCGCAAGGCGGCCGACGAACGCTGGCGACCGCGCCTGGCGCAGTTCGCGGCCACCGGCCAGTGGGACAGCACCTGGGGCCGGCAGCCGTCGCTCAACCCGAACGTCCGCGAGGACGGCGTGTTGCTGCCGCGAACGCTCTGGGACGAGTTCCGCGAGATCGCCCGGGCGCGCGCCGGTCCCGGCGGCAAGGCGGCTTAGCGGCGCAGAAATCAAATCCCGTTCCGGCCGCAATCCCGCGCGCCGGTGACACCCGAGAGGAGCTGAACCATGGCCAAGAACGAACACGACAACAGCGCCCCGACGCCGAAGGGCAAGGGCGCGTTCAACCCGAAGACCGGCGAGTTTCTGAGCGCCGAAGACCTCGCGAAGATGCAGGCCGATCCGCTGTTGACGATCGCGAGCGCGGTGGTCAACGGCACGCTGGGCGAGGTGCCGCGCGAGATCGTGACCGCCGGGCTCGAGAAAGCGATCAGCGGCATGGATCCGCGCGACGTCATCGCTGCGACGGTGGACCGCTACGGCGTCGGCTCGGCCGAGGCGTTCGCGGTGAACACCCTGACCGGCGATCTGCGCGACGCGATGCTGCAGCGGATCATGCACCTGCAGAAGCCGTGGGCGCAGATGACCGAGGAGGAGCAGGGGGATCAGATCGCCGGCGTGTCGGCCGCGGCGGTGTGCTCGTCGGCGAACGTGAAGGCCGACGGGATCGAGGTGAAGCTGACGATTTCGCGCAGCGCCGAGGAGCGGCACGTCTTGCTCGACGCGGTCGGGTCGCCGGTTTTCATCACGCCCGCCGAGGTCGCGGAGTTCATCGGCGAGCGCGCACCGGCCAAGCCGACGCCGAACCAATCCAGCATTCCTGGCACCTGAGCCGATCAGCCCGTCGCGGACCGCACCGTCGCGGCCGCGGCCTAGAGGAAATCAACCCAAGCTTCTGTTTTCGCACGGGCATATGCCCAAAACACCCCGAAAGGAAATCACCCCATGGAAAGCCTGAAAGCCACCGACCAAGCCGCCCAGGCTGTCGCCGTCGCGCCGCGCGTGCGCCTCGCCGACATCGAGGGCGCGATCGCCGAACGGCACGACTTCACGGCCGCCGAAGCTGTGCAAGCCATGCGCATCACGATGGGCGGCGTCGCCGACGCGGTTCTGCCCGCGAACTCGCCGCTCGATTTGCTGTCGATCTGCATCCTGGTGATGCGGAACGGCTTCACGGTCATCGGCAAGTCGGCACCGGCCAGCGCCGCGAACTTCGACGCCGAGCTGGGCAAGAAGTTCGCCTACGAGGACGCCGTGCGCCAGCTCTGGCCGCTGACGGGCTTCAGCCTGCGCGACACGCTGGCGCGGCAGGAGGCCTTCGACCGCGAGCCCAAGACCGGCAACTAGCAACACCGCCGGCCTGGCGCCAGGAGGGTGCCGGCCCGCGCGAGAGGGAGAAATCCGCATGAGCCTCTGGCAACTCGACATCGAATACCGCCGGCGCGTGGTCGTCGCGGTGTTCCTGGACCCGGCGGCGGCGAAGCGCGCGCAGGAGACGATCATCGCCGCGATGGGAAAGTTCATCGAGACCGGCAAGCCCGAGCTGGTCGCGCTCGACGTGATCGACGGGCAGATGACGTTCCTGTCGAGCAAGCTGAAGCACGTCTCGTTGCGCCAGAACGACCCCGAGCTGCACGCCCGGGTGCATGTGCGCCAGCAGCAACTCTCCCAGCGCGCGGAAGACCTGGCGAAGAAGTCGATGGGGCTGCTGAAGTGACCACCCGCGCGCAGAAGCAGCTCGCCATGGCGCTGGCCGATCTGCCGGGGCCGAAGGTGCGCCGGCCTCGCGGCCATGGCGAGACCCGGCTGCACTGCGCCGTGGCCCGGTTCCTGCGCGCGGCCATCGACAGGAAGGCGTGCTTCTGGACCACCTTCCCGGCCGGCGGCGGCGGCGCCACGCGGGGCGGCATCCTCAAGGCGATGGGGCTGAAGCGCGGCTTCCCCGACATCCTGCTGCTGCCGCGCGGGCGCTGCGCCTGCCTGATCGAGCTGAAGGACGAGGGCGGCACGCTGTCGCCGGAGCAGCGCGATCTGCACCACGAACTCCGCGAGTTGGGCTGCCTGGTCGCGGTCTGCCGGTCGCTGAAGGGCGTCGCCGACACGCTGCGTGTCTGGGGCATCCCGACGCGGGTTTCGATTTGTTTCACGTGAAACGGGCAGCTTGAAGCATGGGCGCGCGGATGACCCCCGAGCAGGTCGCGATCGAGCTGGAGCGGGCGTGCCGCACCCTGCGCCGGATGCGCTTCCCGCGCCACGGCGCGCCGCCGACGGTCGAGCGCGCGCTGGGGGCGCATCTGCCCGAGCCGGTGCCCGACAGGTTCACGGCCTACGGCGCCGAGGAGGTCAGGCAGACCCGCGTGCTGCCGACGGCGGACGACCTGGACCACTTCGACCAGGTGTGGCCGTGGCTGTTCCACGCCCCGCTGCGGGACCGTGGGCTGGTCTACGTGCGCCTGGCCTACGGGATGGGCTGGCGGAAGGTCGGGCGCATCTGCGACTGCTCCCACGAGGCGGCGCGGTATCGGTTCGACGAGGCGATGGCGGAGATCGCGCGGAGGGTGGGGTGAGGACGAAAGCGTGCGTGGTGTGCGGGGTGGAGTTTGCCGCGAAAAGTAGCAGGAACATTTGCTGCAGTCGCGTATGCCGGCGCGTCAGGGTTAGGCGGAGGGGGGCTGCGCGGATGCGCGCTGCACGCGCCGGCATGAGCGCAACCCAGAAGGCGGAATACCTAAGAAAAAAGCGGCTCTACGCTGCGGCCGATCGTGAGCGGCGAAAGAACCGCCCCGACTACATCAAGTGGTCTCGCGCACAGTCGAGGACAAGCTCTCGACGCGCGTGGGCCTCGTATCGTTTGGTCAAAAAACTCGGCCTAACCCATCTGTTGGAGGTGTAGATGAGCGACCGCAAGAAGATGACGACCGGCGCGTTCAAGCAGAGCTGGCGCCGAAACAACCCACGCGGCTTGCTGGAAAACCTGGTCAGCGCGCACCCGGATTGGTCGGAGCACGCGATCTACGCGGAATTCCGCGCCGAGCTTCGCAAGCCCGAGAACGGGCTGATGATCGACACCATCGCCGAGTATTGGTTCACGAACAATTATCGGAGCATCGTGTTTCCGCCCGCGCCGCCCGTAAGGGCCTCAGCGGATGACAGGAGAAAAAACGAGCGCATCGCCGAGGCGGCTGCAACCCAGGCCCGCGCGATCATCGTGCGCACGGCTTTGCTCGACTTCAAGCTGCCGAGCGGGAAGAAACTGCGCAACTCGACGGCGGGCGAATGCGCCAAGGCTGGCGGTTGGCTGGCTGCGGTCGCGAAGAAGGTTCCCGAGGGCAAGCGCGTCGGCCAGGTGTTGTCGGAGGATCAAGTCGCGAAGCTGTTCAAAGCGGCATAAGCGTTCGCGCCAGGTAGTGCGCCGGCTCAGGTAGAGCTTTTCGCTTCAAGCATCTGTGCACCCGATTTGACGCTCGGCGACCGTTTGACATAGTTTCGTGCAGCCATGGGGAGCTGCGCCGCCGAGGGACTGGCGCGGCTCTGCCCCACTCAGCACCGCCCGGCGCGAGGCCTGACAGCCCCGCCGGGCGGTGTCGTTTTCGCCAGCCGCGACACCCCGCCAAGGCCTACCCGGCAACGGACACGGGCCGACGCAGGACCGCGCCAGGAGATCGTTTCATGACCGCAGGTGGCAAGCGCGCCGGGGCCGGACGGCCGCCGGGCAGCCCGAACAAGCCGAAGATGTGGGCCGAGGCCATCCGCCGCGCCGTGCTGCGCCAGGCCAAGGGCGAGAAGACGAAGCGGCTGGAGCAGCTCGCCGACAGCCTGGTCCGCGCCGGGATCGCGGGCGATGTCTCCGCGCTGCGCGAGGTCGGCGACCGCATCGACGGCCGGCCGGCGCAGACGATCGTGGGCGATGCCGAGGCCGACGCGATCCAGATCCATCGCATCGAGCGCGTGATTGTCCGCCCTGGCAATCGAGACCGCTGAGGTCTTCGCGCCGCTGCTGGCGCCGGCCCGCTACAAGGGCGCATACGGCGGGCGCGGGTCGGGCAAGAGCCAGTTCTTCGGCGAGCTGATGGTCGAGAACGGCGTGGCCAACCCGGAAATGCGCGCGGTCTGCATCCGCGAGGTGCAGAAGACCCTGGCGCAGTCGTCGAAGCTGCTGATCGAGGACAAGATCAAGACGCTGGGCGTCGCCGGCCGCTTCCGCGTCCTGCAGGACCGGATCGAGCTGCCGCGCGGCGGCATCATCCTGTTCCAGGGGATGCAGGACCACACCGCCGAGAGCATCAAGTCGCTGGAGGGCTTCGACGTCGCCTGGATCGAGGAGGCGCAGACGCTGAGCCAGCGCAGCCTGTCGCTGCTGCGGCCGACGATCCGCAAGGCCGGGTCGGAAATCTGGGCAAGCTGGAACCCGCGGCGCAAGACCGATGCCGTCGACGAGTTCCTGCGCGCGAAGAAGCCCGCCGAGGCGGCCGTGGTGCAGGCCAACTGGCGCGACAATCCATGGTTCCCGCCGGTGCTGGAGCAGGAACGCCAGCTCGACCTGAAGCTCTATCCCGAGCGGTACGAGCACACCTGGGAAGGCGACTACGCCAAGGCATTCGAGGGCGCCTACTTCGCTTCGGTGCTGGCGCAGACCCGCGCGCAGAAGCGCATCGGGCGCGTCGCCGCCGACCCGCTGCTGCCCTACCGGGCGTATTTCGACCTCGGCGGATCGGGGCAGAGCGCCGACGCCATGGCGATCTGGATCGTGCAGTTCGTCGGCCAGACGATCCTGGTGCTGGACTACATCGAGGGCGTCGGCCAGGTGCTGGCCTACTACGTCGCCGAGCTGCGCGACCGGGGCTACGCCAAGGCGATCTGCCGGCTGCCGCATGACGGCGTCAACGAGAACAGCGTCACCGGCAAGCGCTACTTCGACCACCTGAAGGACGCCGGCTTCGACGTGCCGGAGCCGATCAAGAACCAGGGCCGCGGCGCCGCGAAGATGCGGATCGAGGCCGTGCGCCGCATCTTTCCGAAGTGCTGGTTCAACGAGGCGACCACCGAGGCCGGGCGCGATGCGCTGGGCTTCTACCACGAGCGCAAGGACGAGGCCCGCAGCGTCGGGCTTGGGCCGGACCATGACTGGTCATCGCACGGCGCCGACGCCTTCGGCCTGATGGCGATCGACTACGAAGATCCCGGCCGCGCCGGCGACTTCGGCAAAAAGCTCGACTATTCCTCGATCAACAAGGGGATCACATGATCTGCAAGGTTGGCTGCCTGCTGCGCGGCCCGAACGGGCGCCCGCTGCAAGCGATCCACTACGCCATCGTCGAAGCCGCGAGCGGCGACGACGCCGTGGCGAAGGCGCGCGAGGTCGTCGAAGGCATCGTCGCGGTCGTTTCGGTCTACCCGGCCACGGCCGACGACATCGCCCCGCCGGTCGCCGGGCTGGAGGGCCAGGAAGACCTGACGGAGGACGGGCCCGACGCCGAGACAGCCGCGATCAAGGCGCTGGAGACGCCCGAGGCGCTGGCCGATGCGATCCCGGTCGACGATCCGCATTACGGCGCGGGCGCCAATCTGCCCGCCGCTGCCGAGCCGGCCAAGGGCGGCAAGAAGGGCGGCAAGAAGTGATCTTCGCCGTGACGGCCTCGGCGCGCGCGGTTGACCCCGTGCAGCGCCGGTTCATCGACGTGGTCGAGTACGTGTCGGCCCCCGGCGCGGACGAGGCGCAACGCCTGGCGCTGGCCCGGATGCGCGCGCGCGGCGACGTGATCGATCCGTCGGTGCGTGCCGTCGCCGAGGTCGCGCAGTAGCCATGGCCGCGATGACGCCAGACGAGCTGCGCCAGGTCGTCGTCTCGCGCCTGAACGCGAACATGAGCTACCACTCCGGCTCGCTGCCGCGCGACCGCCAGAAGGCGATGCGCTACTACCGCGGCGAGCCGTTCGGCACCGAGATCGAAGGCAAGTCGAAGGTCGTCAGCCGCGACGTGGCCGAGGTCGTCGACACGATGATGCCGAGCCTGATGCGGATTTTCGCTGGCGCGCGCGCCGCGACGTTCGAGCCGGTCGGCGAGGAAGATCAGGAGCAGGCGGAGCAGGCGACGGACTACCTGAACCACGTCTGGATGGTCCAGAACCCGGGCTTCAAGATCTACCACGACTGGATCAAGGACGGCCTTCTGGCCCGCGCCGGCGTGGTGAAAATCTGGTGGGACACGACGAAGCGCAGCCTGCGCGAGAGCTACGAAGGGCTGACCCTGGAGCAGCTCGACGCCATCCTGGCCGACGAGGGCGTGACCCTGGTCGAGAGCGAGGAAGTGAAGCGCCCGACCGGCGTGGTCTACAACGCGACGGTCCGCAAGGAGAGCGCGCAGGGCCGCATCTGCATCGCCAACGTGCCGCCCGATGAGTTCGTCATCGACCTGGTCGCCACGGCGCTCGACAGCGACACCAGCTTCTGCGCGCACCGCTTCAAGGTCACGAAGTCGCGCCTGCGCGCCATGGGCTTCGACGAGGCGTTGATCGAGAAGGTGCCGTGGGGCACGACCGGCGGCGAGGGCGAGAGCGACGAGGAACGCCGCAACAGGTTCCGCCCCGAGGCCGCGGGCATCACGGAGAGCGACCCGGCCGACGACGACGCCATGCGCGAGGTCTGGTTCTCGGAATGCTATGTCCGCGTCGACGCCGACGGCGACGGCTTCGCCGAGATGCGCAAGGTCTCGCTGGCCGGCGACAACAACGACGTCGTGCTCGATGACGAGGAAGTCGACGACAACCCCTTCGCGGCGTGGACGCCGTACCCGATCCCGCACAAGTTCTACGGCGAGAGCGTCGCCGACAAGGTGATGGACGTCCAGGAGATCAACTCCGCCCTGCTGCGCCAGGGGCTGGACAACCTCTATCTCGTGAACAACCCGCGCAAGGAAGTCGAGCAGGACAGCGTCAACATCGACGATGCCCTGTCGCAGCAGCTCGGCGGCATCATCCGCACCAAGAAGCTCGGCTCGGTGCGCGAGGTCACGACGGCGGTCATCTACGACCATGCGCTCAAGGGCATCGAGTTCATGAACGGGGTGCGGGAGAGCCGCACCGGCATCACGCGCTACAACCAGGGCCTCGACGCCGACACGCTGAACAAGACCGCGACCGGCGTCAACGCGATCATGAACGCCGCGAACATGCGCCAGGAGCTGGTGGCGCGCATCTTCGCCGAGACCGGCGTCAAGCGCGGCTTCCGGCTGATGCTGCGGCTGTCGCACCGCTACCAGGACCAGCCGCGCGTCATGCGCCTGCGCAACAAGTACGTCACCGTCGACCCGCGCTCGTGGAACGCCGACATGGACGTCAGCGTGGCCGTCGGCCTCGGCTCGGCGAACAAGGACCAGAAGCTGATCCACATCGGCCAGATCCTGGGGTTCCAGAAGGAAATCCTGGCGATGCAGAAGGGGCCTGGCCCGCTGGTCGGCATGAACCACGTCCGCAACGCCCTGTCGCAGTACGTCGAAGCCGCCGACATGCCGAGCGTCGACCACTTCTTCGGCAACCCCGAGGAGCAGCAGCAGGCGCCGCAGGAGCCGCCGCCCGATCCGGCCGCGATGGAAGCGCAGGCGAAGGCCCAGGCCAAGATGGTGGAGGCCGAGACCAACGCCAAGCTGCGCCAGGACGAAGCCGCGCAGCAGGCCGCGATCCGCGACGCCGAGGCGCAGCAGGCGATGGCGCAGAAGCAGCAGCAGTTCGAACTCGACCAGGCGCTGAAGGCGCGCGATGCGGCGCATGCCCTGGAGATCAAGGAGATGCAGGCCGGGCACGCCGCCGCGATGTCGGAAGAGCAGGCCACGCGCGACGCCGCGATCGGCGAGCGCCGGTTCGCGGACGAAGCGAAGGGCAAGGCGCGCGCCGCCGGTTTCGACGAGCGCATGGCGGCCGCGCTGGCCGCACCCGAGGAGGAAGGTGGCGAGGACATGGACGCCAGGATCATGGAGCACCTCGCCGCGCAGGCGCAGGTGAACGCGCAGCAGGCCGCGCAGACCAGTGCCGCGCTGGCGCAGATGGCGGCGGGCCTGGCGAGCGTCGGCGAGGGCATGCGCGCGCTGGCGGAGCAGATGGGGCGGCCGAAGCGCGTGGTCGCCGACGCCGAGGGCAACATCGTCGGCGTCGAGCCGGCGTAGGAGTAGGCAATGGCAGCGATCACGATCTACGACGACTTCATCCAGTACCTCATGATGGGGCAGATGAACCTCGATACCGGGGGCAACACCATCAAGGGCGTGATCCACACCGACGCGCCGACCGAAGCCACCGACAACGACGTCACCGACCTGACGCAGATCAGCGGCGCGGGTGGCTATGCCGCCGCCACGCTGGGCAGCCAGGACGTCACCGAGCCCAGCACCGGCACGTTCATGTTCGACGGCGCCGACATGCCCTGGACGGCCTCGGGCGCGAACTTCGATGCCGGCCGGTATGTGTCGCTCTACAACGACACGCAGGCGTCGCCGGTCGCCGACGGCCTGATCTGCGCCTGGGACTACGGCGCGAACTTCACGCTGACCGACGGCAACACCTTCACCGTCGTGTTCAACGCGAACGGCATCCTGCGGATTTCGTGATGAAAGGACTTGCTACGATGAACACGCCGATCCCCGCCGACGCGATGGCCGAAATCGCTCGCCTCAACGACCTGATGGGCCAGGCGAAGACCGATGCCGACCTGATCCCGTTGCGCCAGGCGTTCGAGGCGCACTGGTGGAAGGCCCGCAAGGCGGTCAAGACCTTCACCGTGAAGGCTTCGGCCAAGGCCGCCTGACGATGAAGATCGTCGGCAACAAGCTCGCCAAGGACAAGCTGACGCCGCGCGACGCGCTCATCATCGCGCACGGGCAGGGCCGGATCAGCCGCGAGAACCTGCTGAAGGAGCTGGAGAAGCTCGATTGCGGCTCGATCGAGGCGCAGTTCGGCGGGCGATATCCTGTGCTGGTCAAGAAGCGGCCGGGCGACATCGTGATGGCGGCGGACGCGGGCCAGGTGCGCCTCGCCGGACAGGGGGTCTGACAAATGAACAAATACGCCGGCATGACCGCGAGGGGGTTTGCGCTCGACGACATCGAGGTCAGGAGCCCCCCGCTTGTGCGCCGGGAAGGCTGGGTCGGCAACATCTACGTTCGCTCGGAGTGGTTCAAGCGCGCCGGCGAGGGGCATGATCCTCATCAGCATGACAAGGAGCATGTCTGCGCGTGCCGCAAGGGCGCGCTGCTGATCGGGATCAGGCAGGCGGACGGCACCGAACAGACGATGATCCTTGAGCCTGGGTCGGAAGATGCTGTCATCCCAGCCAACACGATCCATTGGGCGACGGCCATTGTGGACGACACGGTGATGCATTGCAGCGGCGCTCAACAGTTCGACGAGACCCAGCGCATTCCGAGCTGCTGAGATGGGCGCCTATTTCAACAGCGCCAGCAAGTACCTGACGGCGACGCTGACCGGCACCGTCCCGGACGTCGATAGTTGGAAGATGGTGACGTGCTGGTTCAAGTGGGAAGGCGGCCAGTCGCACAACAGCGGAAACAACCCTTTCGAGCTGCGCGATGCCAGCGCCGGTTCGTCCATCCAGATTTACCTGGATAGCGGCTCGGCTGTCCACGGCGTCGGGCAATACCTTGCCGTTCAGCGCGATCAGGTCGTCGGCGGGACTTTCAGCGACGACACCTGGGTGTTCGTTGCGGTTGTCGTTCCGCCCGACGATGGCGTCGGCGGCACGCTCACGGCGTATCGAGACGCCACGACGGCGACGAACACGTTGAACGGGGCCAACACCGCCACGCAGGACTTGAGCGCCCTAACGATAGGCAACTTTTCTGGCGGCGGCACCTACTCCCGCATGAAGGGCTGGGTTGCCGAACTCGCGGTGTGGAAGTCGGCGAGCGCGGCCACGCTTAACGCCATCGCGGTCGAGTGTCAGACGAAGCGCCCCGACGCAGTTTCTGGGGGCGCTCCGATCTGGTACGCGCGCCTGTTCAGCGACGCCACGGTCACGACCGGCGCATCGCTGACGAACAACGGCACCGTCACCTTCGACAGCGGCGAGCATCCGAGCTTGACCGCTCCTGGCGGCGGCGCGATCACGCTCAACGCCGACCAGGGCGCGATCACGGTCACGGGCTATGCCGCGACGACGCGGTTCAGCGTCGCAGCCGCGCAGGGTGTCGTCAGCGTCTCGGGGCAGGCGGCGACCACGCGCCTGAGCATGGCGGCGGCGCAGGGATCTGTGGCGGTGGCCGGCCAGGCGGCGACGGTCGGGTTCCTGACGGCCGCTGCACAGGGCAGCGTGGCGGTCACGGGGCAGGCCGCCACGGTCAATTGGCAGATGGCCGGCGCGCAGGGCAGCGTCGCCCTCACGGGCTACGACGCGACCTTCGACCTGCCGGCGACCGGCAACATCACCATGGACGCCGACACCGGCACCGTGACGATCGCGGGCTTCCCGGCCACGGTCGCCTGGGCGGTCGCGGCGGAGCAGGGGTCGATCAGCGTCAGCGGCCAGGCCGCGGCGGTGCTGTGGGGGCTGAACGCCAACCTGGGCACGCTGAGCCTGGTCGGCTACGACGCCGAGTTCGATGGGGCCGAGCCGGCGCCTGCGACGACCACCGGCGTCGGCGCCTACCCGGCCGTGCGCAAGCGCCGCCGCGTCAAGGTCGGCAACGAGATTTTCTGGGATGACCAGCGCAGCGCCATCGCGGCGGCGCTGGAGCGGCTTCGCGCGGCGACGGCCGCCGAAGAGGGTAACTCGGCGACGCCAAGGCCAGCCTCTCGCGAGGCTGGACCGGGCGCGGAAGCTCTTGCGGCTGGAGCCGCCAACGACCCCGTGCCCGTGCTGGCCAGCGTCGCCGAGTTCGCCGCCTACGAAGCCGCGTTGGAGGCCCGCGAGCGCCAGCGCCTGCGCAACCTGAGGGCGATGACGGCCCTGCTGCTGACGGAGCCCTGAGATGGACCGCGACGAGGTGATCCGGCGTGCGGCCGGTGCGCAGCAGTTGCTCGACAACGCGCTGCTGACCGAGCTGCTGGACGGGCTCGAGGCCGAGGCGACCAAGGCCTGGCGCCGCAGCGACGCGCACGACCAGGCGGCGCGCGAGACCGCCTACCACGACATCGCCGCCGTCGAGCGGCTGAGGAAAGCCCTGCGCTCCCTGGCCGACGACGGGAAGGTGGCCAAGACGCAGATCGCGCGCGAGACCGCGCAACGGGAAGCCGAGAAACGCGGCCAAGCCTGACGGCAGCCGCGACCGCCCTAACGCGCCTTGGGCAAGCGCATCGACGGGGCCTTCGGGCCCCGTTTGCATTGGGAGCCCAACTTCATGGCTGACACCGAGGACAAGCCGGCGACGGCACCCTCACTGCCGGCGGCCGACGCGTCGCCGGATGATATCGCGAAGTATGCCGAGGACATTTTCTCCGCCGAGGAAGCCGCTGCCGACGAGGCCGGCCAATCCGACGCGGGGGCAGCCGATACCGGCAGTCCTGAACCGGGCGAGGAAGGCCAGGAGCCTGAGCCCACGGCGGAACAGCAGGAGAAGAAGCCGGCCGACAAGGCAGCGGACGAAGCCAGCTACGAGGTCGTCGTCGACGGTCAGCCGTCGAAGGTGACGCTCGGCGAGCTTCGCGCCGGCTACCAGCGTCAGCAGGACTACTCCCGCAAGACCGCCGAGGTCGCGTCGGAACGGCGCGCGGCCATGGCAGAGCGCCAGCAACTCGCTGCCCATGCACGGGCCTACGCCGACGCGCTTGCGACGGTCGATCCTGTCATCGCCGAAGGTGACAAGACCGATTGGGCCAAGCTCGCGGAGACGGACCCCGTGACCTGGGCGGCCAAGCGCGAACTTTACAACCAGCGAAAGATGCAGCAGCGGCGCGCGATCGAAGACGCCGAGGTCGCCGAAGAGGCGGCCCAGGCCGAAGTCGTCGCCACCGAGCATCAGGAGCTGGTGAAGAAGCTGCAGGACTGGGCCGTACCCGAGAAGCGCAAGGCGATGGCGTCGGAGATTGACGGCTTCCTCGCCGAGCAGGGCTACGACCCGGCGGAACGCAAGGCCCTGAAGGACCACCGCGCCATCCTGATCATCCGCGACGCCATCGCCTACCGCAAGTGGACGAAGGCGCAGTCGGAAGGTCAGAAAAAGCGCGCGGCGGCACCCCCGCCCAGGACCGCACGCCCGCAAGCCCAGGCAGATCGCGCAGGCCCTTCGGCGAACGCAGCGGCGCTCAAGAAGCGTGCAATTGCCTCCGGCGATCCCAGCGATATCGCTGACGCCGCGATGGCCATCCTAAGGAGCTAGACCGTGACCATTCTCACGAACACCGCCCTGACCTTCTCCGCCGTCGGCATGCGCGAAGACCTGTCCGACATGATCTACAACATCTCGCCCGTCGACTGCCCCTACATCGCGCGCATCAAGTCGACGACCGCCGAGGCCGTGCTGCACCAGTGGCAGACCGATGCCCTGGCGGCGGCTGGCGCGAACGCCAAGCTGGAAGGCGACGACCCGACCATCACCAACAGCTTCTCGGCCGCGACCGACACCGCCCTCGCCGTCAACCGCTGCCAGATCAGCTACAAGACCTGCGTGGTCTCGGGCACGCTGGACGCGGTGAAGAAGGCGGGCCGCAACAAGGAGATCGTGAAGCAGATGGCCATGCGCGCGAAGGAGCTGAAGCGCGACATGGAGTTCGTCATGACGAACAACCAGCTGCCGAATTCGGGCGACAGCACGACCGCCCGCCAGCTTCGTCCGATGCTGAGCTGGTACACCACCAGCGGCAACATCAGCGCCAACGGCGGCAGCAACGGCTCCAGCTCGGCGGCGCGCACCGACGGCACGCAGCGCGCGCTGGTCGAGAGCTACGTCAAGACGGTGCTGCAGGGTTGCTGGACCCAGGGCGGCGAGCCGAACCTGATCATGTGCGGTCCGTTCAATAAGACCGTCATCTCGGGCTTCACCGGCAACGCGACCCGCATGGACCAGTCCGAGGACAAGAAGCTGGTCGCCGCGATCGACGTCTACGAGAGCGACTTCGGCACCCACAAGATCGTCGCCAACCGCTTCCAGCGCGAGCGCGACGTCCACGTCCTCGATACGAAGATGTGGGCTATCGCCTACCTCACGGGCCGCAAGTTCCAGACGCTCGACCTCGGCAAGACCGGCGACGCCGAGAAGGGCATGATCCTCAGCGAGTACACGCTGGAGGCGCGCAACCAGGCCAGCTCGGGCCTGGTGGCGGACCTCACGGCGTCGTAAGCGGCGTCCCAGCACTGAAAACCGAGGGGCGGCTCGCAAGGGCCGCCCCTTTCTCTTTGCGCGAAAGGAACCCCAGACATGGGTGTCAGTCTCAAGCAGAACGCGGACGGCTCGACGTCGCTGATCAGCGAAGCCGGGTCCGTCGACCATGCCCGCTTCGGCGGCGGCAAGGGCGCGGCGGCTCCCGGCTTCCGTGGCCAGATTACCGCCAAGATCGCCCTGGCGGCCGTGGGCACGGCCGGCGGCATCTTCGCGTGGCAGGCCCCGGCGAACACCGACATCATCGTCACCGACCTGACCGTGGACGTGACGACGCAGACCGCCGGTGCCTGCACGCTCGACGCCGGCCCGGCGGCGGATGCCACGACGCTGAACGACACGCTGATCGATGGCGTGTCGCTGGCCGCCGCGGGCCAGTTCAACAACTACGACGACAAGGGCTCGAACGGGAAGTTCCACCGTCGTGTGTCGGCCGCCGGTTGGATCACCGGCAGCGTCGCGTCGGGCACGGTGACCGGCCTCGTGGGCTGGGCCTACATCACCTACATCCCGGTGGGCGCGTAATCATGGCCCGGATCACCATCGCCGCGCGCGGCGTCACGGTCGTCGCGGGGCCGGCGTCGCAAACCGTGGCGATCCCCAACGCCGGCGATGGCACGCGGGCGCGCGCCTGCCGCATCACGGCGACCGGCGCCTGCTACGTGCGCTTCGTCTCCGACGATGTCTCCCAGCTCTGCACCGACAACGACGCGCTGGTGCAGCCGGGCGATGGGCTGGAGGTACCGACCCGCCAGTTCTCGCGCATCGCGTACCTGCAGGAAGCACCCGGCCCGAAACTCAACATCGTGCCCCTTGAGGGCTGATCGCCACTTCAACTGAAGGAACCACCACTATGGCTGACACGACCTACGGCAAGTATCACGACGCCTGCGCCGCCGGCGTCATCTTCCGGGCATCGGTGACGGGCGTCACCATCCCGGTCAACGCCAACAACCTCGTCTCGGTGTTCTCGCTCTACAACCCGGCCAGCTCGGGCAAGCGCCTGCAGCTCTTGAGCGTGGACCTGGGCATCGTTCTGGCGACGACCGTCGTCAACGCGGTGAACCTCTACGGCCAGGCCGGCCTGGGCGGCGCGATCGTCATCCCGACCAGCCAGACCGAGCTGACGCCGGTCAACGGCATCTTCGGCGGCGGCATCGCGGCCGTGGGCAAGGCCCTGTCGGCGGCGACGCATGCCGGCACGCCTACCCGCGTCGCCAATGTCGCCACCTTCGGCGCCACGACGGCGGCGGTCGCGCACCGCATCTTCAAGGAGTTCGACGGCTCGCTGATCCTGCCGCCGGCTTCCATCGTCAGCCTGGCCATGTCGACCGCGGCCAGCACGTCGTCGGGCATGGCGGCCGAGTTCATGTGGGCGGAAATCGCGATCTAACGCGATGACCGAACGCCACCTTCTGGAGACCGTCGACGGCATCAGCGAGTTCCTGGAATTCGACGATGCCGCCGACGCGATCACCTTCCGCCGGATAAGCGACGTCGAGCCGCTGATCGACGAGAACAAGCGGCTCGCCACGCTCAACGACGGCTATTCGCCGTCGCGGGAGTGGAAGCGGGTCGCGTCGATCCCGCTCAACGTCGTCTACCTGTGGACGCAGAAGTACGGCGTCGACCCGACGGCCGACGGCAACGAGGAACTGCTGGCGCGCCTGCTGGCCGACCCCGAATGGCGCCACCTGCGCACCGACGGCATGAAGCCGTCGCGCGTGTTCTGGACCTCGCCGACGACCTTCAAGCCGGTGGAAATCGCGCCGCCGGCCTCGCCGCTGATCCTGGGGGCCTGACCGCATGGCGCTCGACACCTATGCCGCGCTGAAGGCCGCGCTGCCGGACTGGCTGCTGGGCCGCAGCGCCGTCGACATCGTGGACCGCGTCGACGAGTTCTTCGCGATGGCGCACCAGCGCATCGTGTTCGGCTCCGGCGATCCCGGCATGGAATGCGAGGGCCTGCGCATCCGCTTCATGGAGACCAGCGCCGACCTCGCCATCAGCTCCGACACCGTGGCGCTGCCCAGCGACTTCCTGCAAGGCCGCCGGCTGTACCTGAACGCCTCGCCGGTGATCCTGCTGACGCAGACCAGCCCGGATCAGATCTATGCCGAGTATCCCGACCGGGCCAGCACCGGGCGGCCAAAGCTGGTGGCGATCGAGGGCACGAACCTGATCTTCGGCCCGACGCCCGACGCCGCCTATACCGGCAAGATGCTGTACTTCGCGCGGCCGGCGACGCCCACGGCCGACGCCGACACGAACTGGCTGATGGTGAACGCGCCCGGGGTCTACCTGGCCGGCGCGGCGCACTATGCCTGGGCCTTCCTGGAGGAAGCCGACAAGGCGCTCCAGCACGGCGCCGCCTTCGCCGGCATGATGCGCGCGCTGCAGAGCAGCAACGACCGCGACCGCTGGGCCGGCGCGCCGGCCCAGGTGCGCCTGCGCGGCGCGTGGACGCCCTGATGGCGCGTCCGGTCTTCGTGCCCTTCGGCGAATGGCTGCCCGACCTGCCGGCGCTCGGCAACCATGGCCTGCTGGTGGCGAAGAACTGCGTGCCCAAGGCGTCGAGCTTCGGCCCGCTGCGCTCGCTGGCGCCCTACGCCACGGCGCTCGCCAGCCGCGTGATCGGCGCCAAGGCGTGCCGGTCGAGCACGGGGCAGATGTTCACCTTCGCGGCGACGCCGACGAAGCTCTACCGCCTCGGCTCGGGCTCGCCGACCTTCGCCGACGTCACCCGGTCGAGCGGCGGCGACTACGCCGCGGACGAGCATGTCGAGTTCAATCAGTTCGGCGACTACGTCACGGCCTGGAACGGGGTCGATGCCGCGCAGGTGTTCCAGCTCGGGGTCAGCACGAATTTCGCGGCCCTGTCCGGCTCGCCGCCGCTGGCGCGCTATGCCTGCGGGGCCGGCGACCAGGTGATGGTCGGGCGCATCGCCTCGGCGCCGAACCGGGTGCAGTTCTGCGGCCTGGACAGCCTGACCACCTGGGGCACGTCGGCGGCGCTGCAGGCGGACTACCAGGACCTGGCCGGCGATGCCGGCGACGTCATGGCGCTGGTCGGCCGGCTGAGCCCGCATATCTGGTGCCAGCACTCGATCTACCTGGCGACCTACCAGGGGCCGCCTGTGGTGTGGAAGTTCGATCGCGTCGAGACGGAGCGCGGCACGCTGTTCCCGCGCAGCGTCGTCGGCTACGGCACGCTGAGCTTCGGCATCGGCGAGGACAATTTCTACGTCTTCGACGGCACCGGCGCGCGGCCGATCAGCCAGGACAAGGTCGCCAAGTGGTTCTACGCCGACGTCGACCAGGGCTACCCGGATCGCGTCTATGGCGCCGTCGACCCCGTGGCGCAGTGCGTGGTCTGGGCCTACCCCGGCCAGGGCCACGGCGACGGCAACCCGAACCGGCTCATCCTCTACCACTGGCCGTCGGGCCGCTGGGCCTACGCCGACATGACGCTGGAGTTCCTGGCCTCGGCCGGGCAGACCTTCGGCTTCACGCTCGAAGACCTGGACAGCATCAGCGGCAGCGTCGACGCCCTGCCGGCGTCGCTGGACAGCCGCATCTGGACGTCGACCGGCTCGACCATCCTCAGCGCCTTCACCACGGCGCACCGGCTGGCCTACTTCACCGGCGACACGCTGGAGGCGCGCTTCGAGAAGGGCGACCTGGAGCCGATCGCCGGGCGCAAGTCCTGCGTCCAGGCGATCTGGCCGAAGATCGAGGGATCGAGCCTGGCGCCGACGGTGACGCCGCTGACCCGCGACCGCCAGGACGCCGCCTATACCGAGCACGCCGCCAAGGCGGTCAACACCATCGGCTTCGCGCCGATCCGCAAGACCGCGCGCTACCACAAGCCGCGCATCGTCGTGCCGGCGGCGGCGACGTGGACCCACGCATCGGGCTTCGACCTTGAAGCCGTTTCTTCGGGGCAACGCTGATGGTCATCCCGGTAGGGCTTCTGTCCGACACCGAGCGCACGCAGCGCCGGTCCAGCGGGCGCGACGACCAGGGCTATTGGGCGGGCAACCGCTTCGTGTTCACGCCGCAGAAGAACGCGCCGTGGCCGTCGCCGCCCGAGGTGCAGAAGGCGGTCCAGGCCGCCGCGCAGGCCGCCCAGCAGGTGCAGCAGGCGGCGCAGAGCTTCCCCGGGCTGCTGGACACGGGCGACGGGCCGCAGGGCGAGGGCTTCAGCGGCGGCCGCGATGGCGTCGCGCCGGGCCAGGCGCCGGGCTTCAGCGAGAGCGGGCATGTGAACGCGCCGGACCCGAACGCCAACGTGTCGGGGATGCTGGGCCAGCCGGCGCCGACGAACCCGGCATCGACCGTGCCTGGCCTGCCGAGTTTCCAGGAGCAGGCTACGGCGCCGACCGCGCAGGCCGATCCGGCAGCAGCCGCTGCCGCCGCCGCCGCCCAGGCAGAGGCCGCCGCGGCGGCCGGCGTGCCAGGATCGGACGCGAACGCGCCCTCTGGCGGCAAGGCTGGCAAGTCGGGCATGAGCGCGACGCAGGCAGCCAACCAGGCCGCGACGCAGGCGGCGACGGCGACCACGGCGGCAGCGATCGCGGCGGTGGACAAGGCGCTGCAGGAGAACCCGGCGTCCTTCATGGATGCCGTGAAGAGCGCGATGCAGCAGACGGAGAAGGGGATCGGGCTAGGAGCTGGAACTGCCTCTGCCGCCGCAGCAGCCGCAGCGGAAAGCGCGGCGCCTGCGGGCGTTCCAGGTTCGGAGCAGAACTCGCCCAACGCAGTAGGCGGGGCGATGGGCGGCAATACGGGTGGCGGCCTTGGGCAGAACGACCCGAACGCCGGCACGGGAACGCCCGGCGCCGAGGCCAGCTCGCCGGACAATCTTCGTCGCGGCGGCAGGGTGAAAAGCAACCGCAACGGCCTCCTGGAAGAGGTGCCGATCGTCGCGCACGAGGGCGAGTTCGTGCAGAAGCCCGAGGCGGTCAGCTACTACGGCGACGACTTCATGCGCGCGCTCAACGAACGCCGCATCCCGAAGAAGGCCGCGCTGGGCCTCTTGGCCGACGCGCACGACAAGCCGCAGTCGAAGAAGATCGACCGCGGCCTGCTGGGGATCTGATGCGCTTCCCGGGGTTCCGCGAGAACGAGCCGGAGCGCGAGCGGTTTCCGAAGCTGCAGCGGCTGCTGGAGGGCAAGACCAACCTCGCGACGTTCGCCGATGTCACGCTGACGGCCGGCGCGGCGACGACCACGCTGACGGACCCGAAGCTGACGGTGCTTAGCGTGGTCGAGCTGATGGCCACCACGGCGAACGCCGCCGCGGCGAAGGCCGGCATCTATTTCACCGGGCGGACCAACGGCAGCGTGGTCATCAACCACGCGAACAACGCCGAGACCGACCGGACCTTCGCCTATGCCATCCACATGTAGCACCCGCGTGCATCGCGTGCCGCTGGCCGAGCTGAACAGGGCCTGGCCGCTGGTCGAGCCGCTGATCGCCGCCTCCTGCGCCCGCGACGGCCTCTATGCCGCCAGCGACGTGCTGGACTGGCTCGCGGCCGACAAGATGCAGCTCTGGCTTGCCGGATCGGTCGAGCGCGGCGTCGAAGCGGCGGCGGTGACGGAGATGCTGCAGCACCGGCTGGCGAAGACGTTCAGCGTCTTCATCGTCACCGGCAACGACATCGAGCGCTGGCTGCCGCATCTCGGCCACATGGAAGCCTGGGCCAAGGAAATGGGCTGCACCCGCGCGATCCAATACGCGCGGCGCGGCTATGCCCGCAAGCTGAAGGACTATCGCATGACCCACGTCGTTCTGGAGAAGGCGCTATGAACCCGTTCAAGGGCCATGGCTGGAATGCCGTGCCGATCCTCTACAATCTCGGTGGCAGCAAGGGCAGCAGCGTCGCGACGCCCGTCGGCACGCAGACCACGGTCCAGAAGTCGGAGCCGTGGGAGGGCCAGAAGGGCCACCTGGAGCAAATCTACGGCCAGGCCCAGGCGCTGGGTGGCCGGGCGCAGAGCTACTACCCGAAGAGCACGGTGACGCCGTTCAGCGGCCAGAGCGAGGACGCGCTGGCGGCGATGGAAAACCGCGCGCGATCGGGGTCCGACCTCCAGCGCATCGGCCGCAGCGGCATGGAAGCGACCGCGCGCGGCGACTACCTGCGCCCGGAGAGCAACGAGTTCCTGGCCGGCACCTACAAGGCGATGACGCGGCCTATGGTCGAGCAGTTCCGCGACGCCACGATGCCCAGCATCGACGCGGGGTTCTCGCGCGCCGGGCGCTACGGTTCCGGCCTCTACGCCGACCAGGCGCAGAAGGCGCAGGACGCGCTGGGCCGCAATCTGGGCGAGGCGGCGACCAGCCTCTACGGCCAGAACTACCAGCAGGAGCGCGGCCGGCAGCTCACCGCGCAGCAGATGGCGCCGGAATACGCGGCGGCGGACTACCAGGATGCCGCCCGCCTGGGCCAGGTGGGCGCCGCGCGCGAGGGCAAGGCCGGCGAGATGCTGCAGGACGACATCAACCGCTTCAACTTCAACGAACAGGAACCCTGGGCGCGGCTGGCGAACTACAACTCGATGGTGCAGGGCAACTACGGCCGCACCGACACGACGTCGCAGCCGATCTATGGCGCGCCGAAGTCGGGCAGCATCTTCGGCGACGTGGTCTCGGGCGTCGGCGGCGCCGGCCTGCTGGCGTCGGCCTTCGCGCCGTTCTTCAGCTCGGAAAAGCTGAAGGACAAGGGCCGCGAGCCGCGCGATGTCGCCGACACGATCGCGGCGATGAACGTGCCGACGTGGAACTACAAGGGCCACAGCAAGCGGCATATCGGCCCGATGGCCGAGGAAATGCGCGACAAGCTCGGCGTCGGCGACGGCACCATGATCGAGCCGGTCGACGCGGTCGGCGTGCTGTTCGCCGCGAACAAGGATCTCGCCAAGCGGGTCAAGACGCTGGAGGCCCGCAAGGTCGGCGGCGCGCGCAGCCACACCTGGGGGGTGTAGACGATGGCAGGGCTTCTCGACTTCCTCGGCGACGATGCCGGCCAGGGCATGAACCCCTACGTCATGAGCGGCGCCGACCGCCTCGGGCTGCTGGGCCAGGCGCTGATGGGCTTCGGCGGCGGCTTGTCCCGCCGGCGCGCGCCCGGCCTGTCGCTGACGCCCGGCGGCGGCGATCCCGGCACGTCCGGCTTCGGCGAAGCGGCCGAGGGCGCCGCCCGGGCCTACCAGGGCGGCATGGCGAACATCCAGCGCCAGGCCCTGATGCGCCGCCAGCTCGGCGCCGACGCGCGCCAGGCGAAGATGGACGAGTTCAAGTTCGGCGAGATGTCGCGCAAGGCGAACGCGGAGAGGGAGCTTGCGGCGGCCATCGCGTCCGGCGACCCGACCCGCGTAGCCGCCGCGCGCGCCGCGGCCAACCCCGAGGCCGCCTACCAGTCGCAGTATGGCTGGCAGAAGCCGCAGGGCCAGATCGACCAGGAGCGGGGCGAGGCGGAATGGAAGTCGAACCTCGGCGTCCGCCAGGCGCAGCAGGGTCGGGTCAAGACGCCGGAGGAAATCGCCCAGGAGAAGGCCGCTGCCGATGACGCCGCGCGCCGCTCGATCATGGTCAACAGCGCCAGCCAGGCCGCTTCCGCATCGTCGCCGACGAGCGACATGAAGGACTTCAAGTTCGCCAAGGACAATGGCTTCACCGGCACGTTCCAGGAGTGGAAGCTTGGGCAGAAGGCGAACCTTGAGCAGTCCGCCAACCAGCGCGCGGCGCTGGCGCAGAGCCAGGGCCTGACGCCCGGGTCGCCCGCCTACCAGGCCTTCGTCCTGACCGGCAAGATGCCGCGCGAAGATCAGCAGCCGCTGACGGCGACGGACAAGAAGGCGATCCTCGAAGCAGACGAGGGCGTGCTGGCCGCGAACATGGGCATCGCGTCGCTGAAGCGCGCCAAGGAGATTTCGGCGAAGGCGTTTGAGGGTCCGACGGCCGGCGTGCGCGGCTACGCCGCCAGCATGTTCGGCAACGAGGGCGGGCTTGCCACGGTCGATCTCGACAATGAAGTGACCACCAACGCGCTGAGCCAGATGAAGGCGATCTTCGGCGGGAACCCGACCGAGGGCGAGCGCAAAATCCTGTTGGATGTCCAGGGCGCGTCGAAGCTGCCGCACGCCGCGCGCGTGAAGATCTTCGATCGCGCGATCATGGCGATGGAGGCCCGGCTGAAGTTCAATCAGCAGCGCGCGAACGAACTGCGCGGCGGCACGTTCTTCAAGCCCGGCGGCGAGGGCGGCGCGCCCTCGGCTGACTACAAGTCGAAGTACGGGCTCGACTGATGGCCGACATCGACCTCGCCCGCGTCAAGCGCAACGTCGCCAAGATGGCGGCGCAGGGCGCGCCGGAAGCCGACATCGACGGGTATATCGCGTCCGAGGGCACCAGCGTCGATGCCGTGCGCGCGTTCAAGGCGACGCCCGCCGAGCCGCCGCCGGGCTATGGCGGCGCCGACGTCGACCGCTCCGATCCGCGCCCGCTGTGGGACATCCCCGGCGACATCGGCCGCGCGGCCACGGCGTCCACCGACGCGCTGCGCCGCGACTTCACGAATGCGTTCTTCAACCGGCCGGCACCCGAGCGCAAGGGTCTCTGGAACCGCCTGAAGGAGCAGCCGGGCGAGTTCGTCGACAGCATGGGGCGCATGGTCTCGGCCGCGAAGCTGCCGCTCGACGCCATGGGCGTGGTGATGTCGCCGATCACCGGCGCGCTGAAGGGCACGGTCGGGTCCGCGCTGTCCTACGTGCCTGGCGCGTCGAAGGAGAAGGCAGACGCCTTCGTCGACCAAGCGATGATGGCGATCCCGGCCGGCCGCACCGTCGGCGCGGCGAAGCCCGTGGCGCCGACGATCGCCGAGCTGAAGCAGGCCGGCGACGCCGGCTACAAGGCTGCGCGCGCGATGAACGCCGAGATCAAGCCGCAGTCCACGGCGGCCCTGTCCGACGACATCGCCGCCAGCCTGGCGCGCGATGGACACCGCGATTACCTGTCGCCGAAGACCTTCCGCGCGATCGAGGAGCTGAAGACGCCGGCCGCCGGCAACGCCACGATCTCCGATATCGAGGGCGTGCGCCGCATCCTGTCCGAAGCCGGGAAGGATCACGGCGAGCGCGGCGCGGCCGGCCTGGCGCGCCGGAAGCTCGACGACTACCTGGAAAACCTGCCGAAGTCCGACGTCGTGGCCGGCGATCCGCAGGCGGCCGCGCGGACGATCCGCGAAGCGCGCGGCAACATCGCGGCGTCGAAGCGCGCCGAGCGGGTCGAGAAGGCAGTGTCCGACGCGGACCTGAACGCCTCGGCCGCGAACTCCGGCGCCAATCTCGACAACGCCACGCGACAGGCGCTGAAGGCGATCCTCAAGGATCCCAAGAAGGTCGCCGGCTACTCGCCGGAGGAGATCGAGCAGCTCCGTCAGGCCGTGACGGGCACCTTCACCGGCAACACGGCGCGGATGCTCGGCAACATCCTGGGCGGCGGGGGTGGCGTCGGCGGCATGGGCATCGGGCTGGGCACTGCCGCCTACACCGGCAATCCCCTTCTCGGCCTCATCGCGCCCGTCACCGGCATGGGCGCTAAGCGCCTCGGCGCAGCGTCCACGTCGCGGCAGGCCGCCAAGCTCGATGAAATGCTGCGCGCGCGCTCGCCGCTGGGCCGGTCCCGTCAGCAGGCCGGCGCGGTGACGCTACGAACGGACCCGCGCGTCGGGATGGGGCTGCTTGGGCAGGCGGGCGGAGAAGTCGGCCAAGCGAACGCCCCCGACGACCTGATCCGCTTCCTTCTGCAGGACGCCTACGCCCCGTAGCCGGCGCCACAGCGCCTTGATGCCTTCGCCGCTCCAGTAGATCGCCGCCGTCGCCAGCGAGGCGAACGCGAGGCCGAAGATCGGCCCGACCGCCAACGCCCAGATCAGCCCTGCCGACGTGAACCACACGGTCACGGCAATGACGATCGCTGCCTGCAGCAGCATCAGAAATATCCGCATCCGCCCAGACTACCACCACCACGGGAAACCCGCAAATGACGCTGACCCGCCTTCGCGCGGCCGCCCTGGCCGTGCTCTTCGCGCTGTCCTGGCCGGCCTTCGCCGAGATCAAGGATTGGTCGACGACGCCGGGCAGCAACGCCACGGTGACGGACGGCACCTATGGCAACATCGGCTTCGCCGAGGGCCAGGCTCCGTCCACGCTGAACGACAGCGCCCGCGCGCTCATGGCCCATGTGCGGGCCTGGTATCAGGGCGGCGGCTGGACGCCGCTCGGGTATACCCACACCTACGCCTCGGCGACCTCCGTCACCGTGGCCGGCGTCGATGTCACGGCGCACTACCCGGCCGGGCGGCGGATCAGGGCGGTAGGATCGAGCACCGGCACGATCTACGGCCGCGTCGCTTCGTCGTCGTTCTCGACCAACACCACGATCAACTTCCTGTGGGACAGCGGCTCGCTGTCGAGCGAGACCCTGACGGTTTCGGCCTCGTTCCTGAGCTCCACCGGCTCGCCGGCCCCGGCCGACCTGGCGGGCGTCCAGAACCTCGCCAAGGGCGCGGCGGTGGCCTCGGCGACCTCTACCGACATCTGGGCCGTCACCGGCAACCTGGTCCACGTCACCGGCACGACGACGATCACCGGCTTCGGCACCGCGCCCCAGGCCGGCGCGTCGCGGATCCTGGTCTTTGACGCCGCGCTGACCCTGACGCATGGCGCGTCGGCCATCGTCCTGCCCGGTGGCGCGGACATCACCACGGCGGCGAACGACATCGCCCTGGTGGTCGCCGACACGACGACGAAGCACCTGGTCGCCTACTTCAAGGCCGACGGGACGGCGGTGGTCGCGCCGAACACGACCCGCAACCGGCAGGTCTGGACGTCGACCGGCACCTTCAGCAAGTCGGCCGTGACCAACGGCGCGACGCACATCACGGCTTGGTGCGTCGGCGGCGGCGGCGGCGGCGGCGGCGGCAACACGACGGGCGGCGGCGAGCTGCGCGGCCCCGGCGGCGGCGGCGGCGGGTATTCCAGCGAGCGCCTGGCCCTGTCGGCGCTGGCGGCGTCCGAGGATGTCACCGTCGGAACCGGCGGGGCCGGCGGCGCGAGCGGCGCGCCGGGCAGCAACGGCAGCAACGGCGGCAATTCCACCTTCGGCACGACGCCGTTCTTCACCGCCGGGGGCGGCACCGCGGGCGCCTTCGCCGGCTCGGCGAGCACCACGGGCGGGGCCGGCGGCACGGCATCGGGCGGCGACATCAATCTGACGGGCATGCAGGGCGGTCTCGGCTCGCCCGCCTCGGGGTCGCCCACGATCGGCTGGCTGGGCTTCGGCGGCGCGGCGCCGTTCATCGGCATCGGCACGATCGGGAACGTGGCCGTGAACGGCATCGCCAACACCGGCGCGGGCGGCACCGGCGGCAACCACACCGGCGGCTCCGGCGGCACCGGCGGCGCCGGCCTCTGCGTCGCGGAGTGGTGAGGTGAGCACGTCAGGCGACGCCCAGACGCACCAGCAGATCGGCTCCCTGTCGGCCGAGGTCAAGCACCTGCACCAGGAGCTGTCCGAAGTCCGCGCCGACGTGAAGGCGATCCGATCCGTGCTCGACCAGAGCCGGGGCGGGGTCAAGGTCATGCTGGCCGCCGCCTCTGTCGGCGGGGCCGTGTCCGCCTTGCTGGCCGAGCTCGGGATCAAGGCCCTGTTCAAATAGGAGGCAGCCATGCCCGCAGGATCGCTCCAGATCGCGCTTGGCCTCCTGGCCATGGTCGTGGCCTCCGCCGGCCCAGCGCGCGCCCAGGGCCTGCCCTGCGCGCCGGTTGAGGCCGTCACCGAGCACCTGAAGGCCCAGTTCGGTGAGACCCCGGCCCGGATCGGCCAGGCCGCCGACGGGGCGGGGCTGGTGATCTTCGAAAATCTCGAGGCCGGGTCATCGTCCGTCGTGGTCGTGCGGCCCGACGGGATGGCCTGCCTGCTGGCGACGGGGCAGGGCTGGCGGGCGGTGAAGCCGCGCGACAAGGGCGCCTGAGTGGCGACCTGGGCGCTGAGCCCGAGCCAGCTCCCGGCCGAGGGCGACCGCCTGACCCGCCACGAAGAGCTGCTGTTCTACTACCTGATCTGGTTCCTGGTGCATGGCCGCCCGGTGCCCAAGATCGACGACATGGCCGCCGGCCTGCGCATGAGCCGCAGCAAGGTCAACAAGGGCCTACGCCGCCTGCGCGACCTCGGCCTGCTCCAGACCCGCTTCGCGATGAAGCCGAGCTGGACCCGCACCATCACCACCGACGCCCTGAGGCCCGTATGAAGCGCATCGTGATCCGCCTGCCCGTCGATCGCCGGCAGGCCGGCACCCTGACCGTGATCGAGGATGACGCCGTGCTGCTGGCCGGCATCCCGGCGCGCGGCAAGGCCGACAACGGCACGGCCAGGGCGCGCGGCAACCCCGACCGGCTGCCGGCAATGCCCTTCGGCGACACGCCGGCCGGCGTCTGGCACGGCTGCCGGGTGACGCCCTTCGCCAAGCCGGTGGCCGGGCTGGGCACGGCCTGGATCGCGCTCGACAAGCCGTGGTCTGGCGACGCGGTGCAGGCGCAGATCAACGGGCGCAGCGGCCTCGGCATCCACGGCGGGCGCGGCAACGGCGACCTGGTGGCGACGCAGGGCTGCGTCCGCGTCCGCGACGACGACTTCGCGCGCATCGCCGACGCGATGGGCCGCGACGAGTTCTGGGTCGACGTGATCGACCACCCCGCGCCGGCGGCTTCCGGCAATCCCAAGGAGCAATGAGCATGATGATGCAGATTTTCGGCGTGGTGCGGACCTTCCTCGCCTTCGGCGCCGGCTACCTGGTGTCGAGCGGGATCTTCGACCAGGGCCTGGCGGACCAGCTTGTCGCCGCGCTGATGGTGATCCTGACCGGCGTGTGGTCGATCATCGAGAAGCGCAACGCGCCCAAGACGGCGGCCTGATGTTCACGTCCATCGTCAGCGCGCTCGGCTCGGTCGGCGCGCTGCTGAAGGCGGTCGGCGTATTCCTCGGCCTGGTGCGCGACAAGCAGCTCCGGGCCGAGGGCGCGCGCGAGGCCGAGCACGCCCAGAGCAAGGCAACCCTGCAAGCCGTGGAGAAGGCCAATGCGATCGACAGCAGACCGAAGCCGAAGGATCTCAAGAGCAGCCTGGATCGTCTGTAG